TGCTTGGCTCTTCTTTTACTCCAACAGGATTAAATCAGCAAAAGACAATCACCGTTGATGGTGCTTTTACGCTGTGTAGAGAGGCAGAAGTGTCTTTGAGAGCCACAACATACGGCAGCTTTAAAATTGGCAATGTTCCGTTCAGCACACTTTATGCAGCTGCTTCATCACAATCTCTCAGCGCAAGCTTATTTAAAATGTTGCAAACAAGTACATGCAACATTAGCATGTACATTGAACAAATACCTGATGCTGCTGCACCGCAGGTGAATGCTCTGTCTAGGTCACTATGATGCCTGTATCCTTGAGCAATTGCTGCTTTTGCTGCTTCAAGAGATCTTCTACAGCTCCTTGAACTTCTTCAGAACCTGCAACATTTTGCAATTCTTGCATCCATGAATCATCTGGCGCAACAACATCACCACTCAAATCAATGTACTGTGTGATGTCTTTGATTCTCATGATTCTATCTGATGAAAAGATGGGAATGATTGCTGGCCTATCTTCTTTGTCAAACAACACAAACTTGTCATTGTACAAGTATTGATTATAAATTACTTCAAAAATGTTGTTGATTTCTTTGATGTATTTAGTATCAGTTTCACGCATGTTATCACATGCAATTTCAATGTTTTCATTGTAAGGCACCCAAAAAATGATGTCCAAATCTTTTATAGATTCACGCACCTGTTTGATGCATTTTGAAATGAATGCATCATTAATGTCTGATGCACCCTTTTCATTAGCCCACATTGAATAAACAATGTTATCCAGCGGGCACCTATCATACACAACATTGTCTTCAGGAGTCTTGCCCTTCATTTGTTCAATCATGAAGTCAAGAATAGCCTGTTGACCCTCTTTAGTCACATGTTTGCTGTGTTTGATATCCTCATCAACAATGAGATTTCTGTATGATTTCTCTGGTGTTGAATACATGGTCCACACAGTCAAAAAGTCTTTGACTAGTGTTGTCTTGCCTGTATTTGCTGTGCCGCTGAATGCAATTCTCATTTATTGATGAGCTGTTTGATATTGTCGTTGGTTTTGGAGTAGAGTTGATCAGTGACTGCTTTCAAACTTTTGTTTGCTGCTTCACCGCCGTTGGTTTGCACAAGTTTTGTAAGTGCTTCAACATCAAATCTTACTACAGATTCAAGAGACTCACCTTTGTATGTTGCAGTTGTTTTAATCTCCACAACTGAGGTTGGGATTTCGGATGTTTCGTTCTTTGCCATATCATCATTTATCTTGCTCATTCTCTTTTTCAACGTCCACAGCTGGCTTTTTCTTGGGTTTTATGGTTACAACAACATCTCGCTTCAGCACATTTTTGTTGATGGACTCAATGAGATCACGCTGTGTTTCACGAGTGAGCTGCATTTTTCTCATAGCCTGCTGTGGAGATATCCATTTGTACTCAATGTGCTCATCACTGATCCTCACAACAGATGCATTGCATTTGCAGTGAAATAATTCAAAGTTGTGCATCTTGTAAATGCTCTTGATGCCTACAACTTTGAGTCCAGTCTCCTCATGTACCTCACGCCTTATGCCTTCCGCAAAAGTTTCAGATGCCTTGATGTGTCCACCGGGCAGATGCCAATTTTTCTTGTTTTTTGGTAGCAAAAGGAGAACTTTGCCATCATGTTGAATGATGGCTTTGCTCACCCGATTGGTGTCTTTTTCTGATGAATCATTCATACAGAGCAAGTTTTATCCCATGCACTCACATGCATGCGAGACAGACCAGTAAAACCGTATTTTTTAGCCATTTCAAACACAAACGCAGTGCGCTCGTGGAAGTTTTCACGGCTATCCATACCAGGCATGCACACCACTTGAGTCATGTCAATGTTGAATGGCTCCAAATAATCTGCAATGAATTCTTTGATGTCTTCTTCTGTTGAGATAACAAACTTGAACCAAGAATTCCAATGATCTCTGATGCGCATGATTGCATCTGGCACAATGCGCTCTTCTTTGCTCAAGCCAGTGTTGCTGAGCTTTGCACTGCAATTGATTTGATGTAAATCATTATACAGCTCATCTTGAATAAATTGTGTGCCATTGGTCTCAATCTCATTGTAAACACCATAATTCGTAAACGAATCATCTCTATGTTTATATTCTTTTGCAAGATGATCAAGAAATTTCACAATGCACTTCTGATGGCGAGGCAAGGCTGGTTCACCACCTGTCCAAATGAGATGTGTTTGACCTGCAAACACCCAATCTAGCATGGTAGAACCATCATAATTTTTATGCTCTTTCCAGCGATTGATGAGGTATTCAAATGGCTTCTTCTCACCAAAAAGCCAAACTGGCAGAGAATCACAAGTCCAGGTTGCTTGACCTGCTTCATGCAAATCACCCTTGAAAGACCCCGGATCTGTGTTGCCTAATCCAGCATCCTTCACCTGCCTGGCAAGTGCTCTGGTTGCACCGCAGGTGAGGTTGCAGTCTTTGAGACGGATAAAATAAGAAGGATGTCCGGTTGTAATACCCTCTCCCTGCACTGAGAAAAAGTCCTCAGAAATTACAAGATAATCATGGTTATTGATAGTTTCACTCATAGCTTAAGTTAACTGATAAAAGCTGTATTTCAACATAAATAATACATATGAGCAAAAAAACTCGCTTACGCAAATCGTTGGCAGATCTCGAATTCGGTGACAATGACATTGAAGCTCATACAACAGCTGCACCACCAAATCTCGGAATTAGGAACAAATATCAGCTCAATGATGCGCACAAATCCTTTCTGGATACTTGCTTGTATGAAAGAACCAAAATGGTACTTGTTGATGGTCCTGCTGGTACAGCAAAAACCTTTTTAGCAGTATATGCTGGGTTATTGTTGCTTCAGGAGAAAAAGATCAAAAACATCATTTATATTCGCAGCATTGTAGAGTCTGCAACCAAGAGCATTGGTGCACTGCCTGGTGAGCTGGATGAGAAATTCAAGCCCTGGAGTTTGCCTTTGCTGGATAAACTCAATGAATTGTTGCCACCAACATCCATTGATGAGCTCATGCAAAGTAACACCATCAAATGCATACCGGTCAACTTTGTTCGTGGTCTAACCTTTCATGATTCCATGGTGATCATTGATGAATTTCAGAATCTCACACATGAAGAGGGTGTTACAATTTTAACACGCTTTGGTCACAACAGCAAATACATTGCCATAGGTGATGCTCGTCAAGCCGACATTGGATCAAAATCCGGATTCAAGGATTTGTTTAATGCTTTTGATGATGAAGAAAGTGTAGAACACGGCATTCATACTTTTAAGTTTGATGAAAACGAAATTGTGCGAAGCAAAATTCTGCGCTTCATTGTGAGCAAAATTGCTAAGGTTAAAAAGCCCAGCTAATTGCCCCAGCTTGTGCCTTTGAACCAATCACCCTTGCCAGATGACACATTGGGTCCAACATTGGCGGGACGACTAATGCTGCGCATCATTGGTGGTGCAACTAATGGAGTAACTTCTACTGGTGCAGGTTTTGGTTGCTCATCCCCCAAGCCATCTAGTGGAATTTCATCATCTTGATTAACACCACAATTGCAGTATAGAGCAGAATTGTCTTCATGCTCAAACACCTCTACTTGCTTTACACAACAGCGATCGCCATACTTGGCTTTGAGAAATTCTGATGCCATTTCAAAGCATTTCTCAGCAGCTCGTTCAATGCCTACACCTTTGTCAAAAATGCGCAATTGAATGATGCCTGCTGCATTCAATGCTTTGAATTGTTCAAGAGCAGGATCATCAGCAGCTACACAGTAAGTATGATCAAACACCTGTTGCAATTGCTGCTTGAGTTCTTTAAGACTACCGAAATCAACAGCCCAATTTTTTTCATCAAGCTCTTGACAGCCAAACCAAAACTTTGCTTTGAGTTGATAACCGTGAATATACTGGCAATGAGAATGCGTTGCTCTCCACTGACGAAATGCGCATGATCCTAATTCAATGACTTTGGTACTTGTAAACATATGCACAAGTTAATGTCAAAAAATTAAAAATCAAGGTTGTATAGAGGCAAAAGCAATGGCAAAATCAGGAGAATTGGGAATATGTGTAAACATTCCATATCCTTGAAAAACATCTTTTGTAGAGCTTTCCATGAATGTAATAAAAACGCTCACATTAATAAGATCTTTATTCATCGTATCATTTGTAATGTCTACATACCGAATGCCACTTTTTGTAGGTTGTTGTGGTGATGGCTGTGGTTGTTGTGGTAC